CTGTGCATCCCTGTGGAATGAAACAATGTGAAAAAATATTTAAAATCGTCATATTGGCACGTTTTATACCTTTCACCATTGCTTCTTGGAGAGAAGTTACATCATTAATGATATCAAATTTTACATCATACACCTCTAAAAGTAGGTGTCTGCCCATCGAAAACTGTTTCAATTCATTTTGCGGTAAAAATTTATTTATTTTATATAAAAACCTTTACGATGATAGTCATTGTCTTCAATGAATTTCATATTTTTGATTTTTTTATCATCCCAAACGGGAATCGCAACAGAATTTCCATAACGAAAATCAGGATTTCTACGAAAATGAACTTCTATTAGATTTTCCCCGATAAATTCACAATTAATCCATTCGTAATTGCCTACTAAATTGTTTAAAATATCCGGAAAAGAAATATCTTTATCTATTTTTTGCCACTTTTTCCACTTATAAAGAGGTTCATGATCATCCCGAGTTCCAATTACGACTAATTCTGCTTTTTTATGATAAAAATCAACACTAATGTGCTCGCCTTCAAAAATTTCACACCAAAATTCTGCAGGATGAATATTATCGGTGTGTTTTTCAATCCATTCTTTACGAGCAAAACGCCCCATTCCAAGTAAATTAAAAGAAGGTCGAACAATATAAAAGTCGGGTTTGGGAACTGTAGTCCCAACAGGACCACATGTATACCCCAACATCCGACTTAAAAATAATTTATTGTATACCCAAAGATCTGATGAATTTATAGTATTCCATTCATCATTTCCATCTAAATGATACATCTTGGTTGATTATCCTTTCCCTTGCCCTCTGTATTTTTTACGAGCTTTATTGCGAGAAGACGCTGCATACTTGGTATTAGACCCACATCCTTGCCGAGTATTCTTTGGATGAGACTCGATGATTTTATTGCCGCTGAGTGATTTTTTAATTGCCATTAATCTAATTCTCCAATAATTTCTGTTTCAATATCTTCAGGGCGTGGAGAACCTGTCTGATAATATTCAATCGACAGATCCTCCATTACATTGAAATATTCTTCTTCAGTGAGTGAGGAATAAATCTTTCTTCCCTTGCAGATGATGTTATACGTTTCCTCTGCCATTTTCTCAGATGATTCTTGTTTTTTCATGCCCAACACGAATGCGTGGATCGCACCAGATTTCAAATCCTGCCTCCTTTGCATCCAGACAGAAAGATACGTCCTCACCGCACATATCCTGCACTTCTCCTGATTCGAAAACCTGCATCTTTGGTGCGAACCAAGGATACTTCATTTCAGAGTGCTCAAAGACACCGTGCTTAATCAGCAACCAACCAAAACCTGCATAATCCACAGTGAATGGTTTACGACGCTTTGAGATGCTTTCAACGGTTTCATGATTCATCACACCACCATTGTTTCTAAAGTCATCTTCTTCCATCCAATGAGCAACCGAAGTTGTGTGACCATCTTCTGTTGCATACCAACCAGAAGCAATATCTTTGTCCATTAGCACCAGTTGCCAGAATTTTTCAGTGTTGAATACAATGTCAGAATCAATCCACAACTGCCAATCATAATTCAGTTTACCATCCCATGGTACCTGATCTGGTCCACGTAATACGTTTGCACCAAGACACTTGCAACGGGCAAAGTTGACCATTGAAGAGTAGTCCTGTGAGATTTGAATGCTTGCCCCGCTCTGCACCAAATCAAAACAGAGTTGCACAAAGTTTTTCAGATAGGTATATGAAACACCCCGCCCAGGAAGACAAAAGACAATGGATTTCCCTCTTACCATTTCTCGCGCGAGATTATAATCCCATTCCTCTGTTACTGTTTGAGTGACGGGCGATTTTGCTTTTACCGTAAATCCTTTAGCCATAATAGAAAGTAGTTACTTCAGTATCATACAACATTATGTATTCAATGTCAATCTTCCTTTCTTTCAGATAGAATAATATCATTACCATCTAAAGTAAAAGAAATCTCAGTATCTTCATACCAAGAAAGTTCATTCATAATCTCACCTGGAATTTTGATGTAATAATCACCGCTAACTGGATCAACCTCTATGGTCTCAAAAATTTCCCCGGAATTTTTTTTCATATGTGTAAAACAAACAACCTTTTTCGTTTTTATATATGGCAAAAAAATTTTTAATCTTCAATGTAATAATTAGCTTGCTTCCGTAACACTTTGTAGGTTACAGGGACCCATCGATTTTATATACGGGGGGTTTAACCTTTATAATATTATAACACGCCGCCCGGCGGGGCGGGCATAAATCCCGGACCCCTGCCAAACACGCACGAATGACTGCCGACGCACGAATGACTCAGAAGCGGGCAGCGAGCGGCGAATGACCCACCCGATTCAGCAGGCGGTCACGGGCAGCAGCGATACGGTCAGCACGTGCCTGCTCTGCAAAGCGGCGGGCGTTGGCGTCCTTGTCACCGACCCATTGACGCCCCAACCCAACGACGGGGGTAATGGTGAAGGCACGACCCGAACCAGCACTGCCATTCACGGGGCACGTGCCTTTCAGTGCGCCATCACCTTTGGCGATTTGTCCTTTGGTCTGGCGGGCGTTGGGGCGAAGCATGGGGGTTGGTTGCGGTTGAGAGTATTGTAGCAGATCGGGGTCACCCCCACTGCGCCTGACGAACGTCGTTACGGTGTGCCTCAGCATACTGGGCAGCGATGGTGGCGGCGGGCACTCCCCAGTGAATGTAGGGGGAAGGGCGGGAACCGTTCTTCAACTGGTCAGCGCGGGAGATCCATTTGATTTGGCGGGTCTCCAGGTCAGAGCACATGGCAAGGGGGAAACGCATCGGTCGTCTGTCGGTTGCTTTGATATTGTAAGACCCCCCACCCGCGTCAGCAGGCAGGGGGTGTGCGATTTCAGAACTGGATTTCCTGCAGCGTGGCAGCATGGGCAAGAAAGTCTGCGATGTTCTCCTGTTCGACCTCAGCGGTCAGGGTCTCCAGAATCTCCAGGATCTGGGTGCCGTTGGCGCCACGGCGGAGCAGGGAGATGGCAAGGTCAGCGGTCATGATGTCGGGGGGTGTGGGGTGAGAGTATTGTAGCAGGTCAGCGGGCGAATTGTGCCAGACTGCTGGGGGCAACGTGAGCAGGCGACCCACAGGAGCGGTAGAAGTCTACCATACGCTCTGCCTCCTGCAGGGTGGGAAACCACTGCGAACGCCATTCGGTGTGGTTGTAGGGGGTCTGGTAACGGACTTCGATTCTCATGGGTCGGTTGCGGTTGTGAGAGAATTCTACAGGGTCAGCGGTCAGGGTCAGCGTTGCCGTGGGTCACCTTCACGAGTGGCACATATTCTACCGGGGAGTAGCGGGGTCCATGCATGAGCACCGCGCGGATCTGGTGACTGTTGCAACGGAGACTGTGAGTGTGGCGTTGCTGGCGGGACATCGTGACTCGGATGGGTGAGAGTATTGTAGCAGGTCAGGCGGCAACCAAAACGTCGTTCTCCCAACGGGCAAAGCTCAGCACCTCATCATAGATGCGGTCAGCGACCTGCTCAACGTGCTGGCGCTCTGCCTTCAGAATCGCTGCCTTGCACTGGGCGGCAATCTCATCGATGGTATAGAGAGCGCGGTCGGTGGCGGGGTTGTAGCGCATGGGTCGTTTGCGGTTGACTTGTTAAGTGTAAGGGGTCGGGTGGGGTCTCAGGGGGCAGGGTGTGCCACCTGGTGGATTGTCACATCCTATCAGAAATCGGCATAATCAATCTGCACATAATCAGTAGGAGAATTGGGGCGCCCCTTAACATGAGTACGAATTTCGCCGTGAATCACAGTGATGCAATCAGCATCCGAAACATGTACTTTCAGAGAAGCAAATCCATTATTGTTCTTACCAGTCTTGGTGACAGTATCATTAAACCCAGTGTCAGGATGTTGTGCCTTGCTCAGATCGACAATGCAAGCAAATCCACTGGGGAAGATATTGCCAACCTGCTCAAGTTTCACACAGAAAATCTTATCAACCTTAGACTTAGAATGGTTGTTTCCAGTAGCAAACTGAGCGGGATCTTTGCCCAAAGAAAGTTTATTCTCAATCTCATCATTCAGGCACTTGGCATCGTAACCAACTGCCTCCTCTTTAATATAATCAAGACCCATATCCTTTGCTTGACTGGCAAGCGAAGGATTGAAGATATGGGCAAGAAACTTAGTTTTATCTACAGTAGTATTGCCACCAATGCCAAAGAAATCATCCAAGTTACTATCTTCTCCCTCAGTAAGAATGAGCAATGCATTATCAAGTTTATCGGCCGTGCGCTTGATTGCACCAGGAAGAATCTTTTTCAGCACATCTGCTTGCTGTTGAGTGGTAGGAAGAGGAGATGCTACGGTCATGGGAATTGATTGTTGTGTCGGAGGTTTTGCCCCCCGTTGAAACTACTATAAGGCATCAGGCGGACCCCACAAGGGGGTCTGTGCCACCTTACGAACTGGCACACTGAAAGCGCCCAGCGTTGAAATTGTGATAGGAAAAGACCTCACGATTCACCAACTTAAACATACCAAACTCATTGGTGAGTACGTAACCTTCAGAGTCGATTCTCTCCTGCCCGATGTAAGCGGCAGGACCCTCATTGCGGCACAGATAGAGACAATCTGCCTTGATCGATTTCACCAGTGCCCACAATCCCAGCAGGTTAGGATCGCAGTCGAATTCACTATTCACAACAGGACGATTCTCACGGATGCAAGCATTCAGTTGCTGCTTAATCTTTGCTGCTTCCTTATCAGTTGCAAAGGTCACAACAGTTGCCATTTGACGGGCAAACTTGCAGACTTCCTCTACATCAGCGAAGGACGTTTGACCGTGCTGAATGTATGCTTGAGGTTGCACGAACTTCACCGTCTCAGTATCATTCCAGATGCTACGATCGGGGAATGCTTGAGCGTCACGAAGATCACTCTCAGCATAATAGCAAGTGTGCGGTGCAATGATAATTTGCTGAGAAACTACCTCAGGAAACTTGTAAGTGATCGTGTTGGGAGTATACTCACAATCACCACCAAACCCAATAAAATCACCTTGGTAGATAGTATCGAAGCGAGGCAGATAATCAAAGCAAGCGTGAAGAATACGCGCAACTTCACCCTGATAGAATGAATCAATTTCTTCATGATTGTGAGCAATACGAATCTTTTTCTTGTTAAAGACTGCTTTGGTTCCTACAAAGAACTCACCGTTAGCAGGATTCACACCCCAGACAATCGCAGGGGCGCCATCAATCTTGACGCTCAAGTTGCCAGGATTCACGAACCAATCCAGGGCAGAAAGGTCACCCGTGAGAATAGAATCTTCGGGGTGCTCAAGGTGGGTGTTTTTCATGCTTTTAGTATTGCAGGGATTGGTGCCGATTGCAAGGGGGTGTGTGCCACTCTCTCAACTGGCACACGGGCAGCCGACTTGAGTATAAAAAAAGGGGAGCATATTGCCCCCCGATTCTTTATGCAAACATGAAACCATTGCTGAAATCGTATTCATTGTAGACAGGAGAAGTTCCTGCCTGCCCGATGAACTTGTGGACGAACCACTTAAAGTTTTTTTGAAACACACATTCACCCTTGATTCCATGCTCTTGAAGAATCGCATTCAGACGCGATTTGGTGGTCACAGACTGCCATCCACCGTCAAAGATTTGCACGAAGTTGTCACCAATGGTAGCAATGTGATTGCCGAAAAGAAACACTTTCGACTCATTGGTTGCAGCGTCAAAGGTAACCTCAGTGTTGCCAGACTTCCAATTGCGGGAGTCACGAATGGCAGCATTCATCTGGGATTCAATCTTACGCATTTGGGGGTTTCCCTCTCAACAAATGTAGTATGGACCAGATCGGGGGGAATCGCAACCCCCCTTGTGCCACTTACTGAACTGTCACACTCTCAATCAATTCTTCGACAACATCCTCATCATACACATAGGCAATCTCACCGAGCACATCTTCTTCAGATTTACCTGCCAAACTCTCAACAAGCGTATCGTACACAAATTGCATCAAACATTTGGTGTCCATCTCATCAACAATACGCTCGGCGTAGTTTTCAACGAGTTGGTCAAGTTGTTGGGAAGTAAGAGTCATCAGTCGTTGGTGGGGTGATTTACAATTTGGTCTTCGATTTGATTCGCAAGTTCTTCCATCCACTCACGAACTTCATCATCTTCGTATTGTGCATTGTCCCGCACAATACGCATCAGAAAGTCAATTTGCTCATCATCGAAATGATACTCTTTGAGAACTTCAGTCATTTCAGTAATCGTAGTTAGCGTTCAGGTACTCATTGACATCGAACTTCTCATCACGAAGTTCGGGAATGTCAAGGTCAAAGATTTCACCAGGCATGTCTTGGATTTCAGACCAGAGTTCGTCAAACATGGTTTGTCTCTCAGGGACGAATGTAATGTATCAGGGATCCTGGCGCACCACAACCCCCTGTGTGCCACTCTCTCAACTGGCACAAGGTTTCTTATACAAACTCCGCGAGATAGTAATCCAAAGGCAACTCAAGTTCTGCTGCTTTAGATTCCCATTCATCCCATTCTTCCTGAGAAGCATCATTGAAGAAATCCTCACGAGAATATTCAAAAACAGGACCACACATTCGAATCAATTGCGACAACGAAGGTAATGTAAACCATCACGTGGCAGATATCAACCCCTACTGTGCCAGATTCTCAACTGTCCTTATTCTCAATAACGAGGACCTTATTGAGAATAGGTCCAATCTTTAAACTGGCACATTACTTGAATGGATCGAGATGCATGATGGTAGAATGCACATTCTCATCACCTTCGAGCTGCAATATTTCTGCCCATTCATATACATCTAGGTCTAGATCATCATAACACTCTACATCTAGAATGATACGAACGCGTTGCTTATTATGCATAATGACGATATGCTAGATCTTGATAATCATGCGAATCTCGTGCATAATCATCATCTAGATCTAGTGTATAGTTCTCATCTAGATCTACATAATCATTCGTATACGTATAGTCGAAATCGTAATCGTCGTACATGAGCTTGTCGAGATTGTGTGATGTGACTTGTATATTGTAGCATAAGGCTCGTCGAGATTGCAATAGGTGTGTGCAGATCTCGACGAGATTCATACGATAATATATATGAATCTAGAGCGTTCTAGACGAGTTCTGATGTGGATCTCGTAACAGAATGTCTCGACGAGATTCTATCATGCTTCTAGAAGAATGTCAAGTCTCGTCGAGTTCTTGTGAGGGTCTGGGGATTTTTATGGGGGCGGGGGTTGACAAACTGCTCTTCTTATGATACGCTCGCTAAGGTCACAAGTCCTGGAGGCATTAAACAAGACTCAAAGGCATTAAACAAGACTCAAAGGCATTAAACAAGACTCAAAGGCATTAAACAAGACT